CCATGAACAGAGACCAGAGAACCCGCAATCACAGGAACCTAGTGCGTAAAGATACCTGCCATCGATTCTTGCAGTCGGTGTCGACCGACTGGAACAAGTTCCTGTCGCTTTTGGCCAAGGCCATCATCTGTAAAAGTTTCATACCGCTACGGAGGAAGGACTGTGAAGGCAAGGAGAAACCGTTTTTTCTTATCGCGGATGACAGCAGCTATTACCGGAACAGGTCAAAGAAGGTCGAACTATTCGCAAGGAACTGGGATCATGCCTTGGGCCGCCACTACAAGGGCTTCAGAATGCTTACCCTCGCGTGGACCGACGGGATTTCCGTCTTACCGGTAGCATTCTGCAATATGAGCACCTGCAACACGAAAAACAGGCTCAACGAGGCGAAGACCTTCTGTGGGAAGAAGCAGGACAGCTTCGGGTGCCGCATCAGGAAGCTGGCTCAGCAGAAGATGAACGACACGTTGATCGATCTCATTGAGGTAGCAAATGCGGCGAAGCTTCGGGCAAAATATGTGCTTTGTGACAAATGGTTTTCCAGTCCGGTTACCATCTTCTCCATCCTGGACACAGACCATGAAGTTATCTGCATGCTCAAGAACTCCAGCACCTACTATGTTCACAAAGGCAATAGGCGCACGCTGAAGCAGATTTTTAGAATCCTGGTGGAGGCAGACAGAGTTCAGAGAAAACTGAATCGAAAAGCCGGCATAAGAAAAGGAAAACCCAAGAAATTTCTCTTCTCGACCATTATTTCTCTGGTGAACAAAAGGGAGGGAACTACAAAAGAAGTGAAGCTGGTGTTTGTACGCAATCGAAACAAGAAGAGTGAGTTCCTGTCCATCCTCTGCACCGACACCGGGCTTACGGAAGACCAAATCATCGAATACTACGGTTGTCGCTGGGGTATAGAGCTAATGTTCCACACCTGCAAGTCCTTTTTGAGACTGCAAAAGAGCACCCAATCCCTCGATTATTCGGAAATCCACGCAAGCACCGCGATCATCATGTTCCAGTATTCGATGCTCTCCTGGCTAAACCGCAATAATTCTGATGAGATAAGTTTCGGGGAACTCTTTTATCAACTCCTCGAAGAGGTGCAAGATGTTGCTTTATTCAATGCCATCGAGCTGGTGCTTTCGCTATTCGTAGAAACCATCGCCTCCGAATACTCGTTCCCCTTGGAAAAACTGAATGAGACAGTGAACAATTTCCTCAGGCAACTGCCTCTGATATTGAAAAATCATTTCGAGTCAGTTGCTTGATGGGTATGCGAACTTTGAGTTATTAACATTGAATTTATTTGTCATAAACCTCGAGCATACCAATCAGAAAACTATTTAATTAACGAAACAGAATATTGGGAAAAAATCAATACATTCGATATATCTGAAATTGATTCATTGGTTGATGATCCAAAACAATTATGGAAGCACCATGATTCATCAACCAATGGTATAAATGATCGAATCCCAGAGGTTTATACTTCAAATCTTACTAATTCTCTTTACTTGATAAAAGCAAACATAGAAATTTTAGTAAGAGTAGAAGGTATTGGATACCCAAATCCAAGACGTAGGATTCGTTGCCAATTTTCTTATAAAGGAAAAAGATTTTTATTATCTTTAACTGACAAAATAATTGAAAAGCAGTATTTTCAAGGTGAAGATGGAAGATATCAATTAGGAGAGAAATATATTTGCATTAGCTTGGGTCCCTGCTACAGAAGTGGAAATTCAATGGAAAAATATGCTTATCTATTCGTAGCATCAGTAATATGAACAAATTATATACAATTGGTTATTCAACATTTGAAATCTCAGATTTTATTAATATCCTCATAGAAAACAATATAAATGCAATTGCAGATGTAAGATCTGTTCCTTATAGTCGATATAAACCAGAATACAATCGTGAAACCCTTAAGAATAATTTAAAGAAAAACAACATTAAGTATGTTTTTTTGGGTGAACAATGTGGCGCTAGAATTGAAGACCCAATTTGCTATAAAGATAACAGAGTCGATTTTTCACTTGTTGCAAATAGTGACACATTCAATGAAGGATTGAAGCGAATCGTTTCTGGCCTCAAAGAATTTACAATAGCGCTATTGTGTGCTGAGAAGGATCCCATTACTTGCCATCGAAATATTCTTGTGTGTAGAAATTTAAAACAGTTCAATATTAAAATAAAGCATATAATCGATCTCAAATTGGTAGAAGCAAATGATATAACTGAAAAAAGATTACTTGAGGAATTCAATCTTTATGAGAATGAATTATTTTATGATGAAAAAACGTTATTAAACGAAGCTTACCGGAAGAAAGGACTCCAAATTGCTTTTCAAAATGAGGAAGGAGATAATAATGATTAAAGTTTTTACCATTGGTTTTACTAAGAAGAATGCTAAAACTTTCTTTGGGTTGTTAGAAACAAATAAAGTTAAAACACTAATCGATGTCAGACTTAACAATGTATCTCAACTTGCTGGGTTTGCTAAGAAAAATGATTTGGAGTACTTCTTAAACAAAATTCTTGGTATTAAATATATTCATCTACCAGAAATTGCTCCTACAAAAGATATTCTTGATGATTACAAGAATAAACTAATTAGTTGGGAAGTATATAAGAAAAGGTATATAACTCTATTAGAAAAAAGAGTTGCTTACAAATCAATCGATATCAATATTCTTAGCTATGCATGCTTCCTTTGTAGCGAACATACGGCTGATAATTGTCATAGACGTTTAGCTGTCGAATATCTTCAAAAGTATTATAAGAGGATATCTATAAAGCATATTTAATTTATTATTAATCGATATTTAGTAGTTTATAATTCATGAGGCTTGAATGAGTATATTTCACTATACAGATAAAGAAAGTTTATTATCAATAATTAAGAACAATGAACTTTGGGCAACCTGCAGTGATTTTCTTATTGATGCTGATGAATTAAATCATTTTAAAGAGCTATTTATATCTATCAATGAAAAAACGAATATTCCAGCATGGAGAATAATCAAGAAAATTTTTATTAAGCGTTTTGAGAAAGCGTCACAAAATGTTTTTATAATTTCATTCAGTACAGAAAAGGACGCGTTCAATTTATGGTCATATTTTTCAAATAATAATGGATATAACATAGAGTTTAGTGAAACTGAATTATATAGATATCTAAATTTGATTTTCAAATATAATGAACATACCCCTAGTCATATGACAAATAACTATATTAATAACAGCCAAGATATTATTGTCCCAAATTATGAAATCATTCAAAAAAATACAATGTGTTGTAAAGTGAAAATGGGATCAGTTATTTATGAAGATAATATGAAAGCTAAAATAATATCTGAATTGAGTTTTGGAAAGAGGATTGAAGGATTAGATAATAGTGATGTAACTGAAATGATATTAGAAATATTGATGGATTATATATATTTTTATAAAAAAGAAGGTTTTAAAGCCGAATCTGAATATAGAGTGGTTTTTAAGCTTCTAGATAATGGAGAACAAGAAAAATTAACCTGGTGTAGAACTCGAAATAATGTTGAAGTACCATATCTAAGAATTAGATTAAATAACAACTGTATTAAATCAATAAATGTAGGTCCCTGGGTTAATAAAACTATATTACAAGATTCAATGAAACTTTTCTTAGTAAAAAACAACTTGAATATAGAGAATGTCAATATATCAAAAATGAACATACGATAAATGTTTTAAATATTAATTAAATTAAATGAGGGTTTATGAACTTTAACTTATTTACAATTGATTGGACTGCAATATCTTCAATACTATCTTCTGTTACAATTATTATTCTTGTAATTAATTTGGTGGAGATGAGACACCAACGAAAATCAAATTTTTTACCAAAAATATGTTTGAAAAATAATTCATTCAAGATTCTAAGAAAGAAAGATAAAATCCCAAATACCTGGGCAGATTTTGATGGAAACTCAAGTACGTTGCCCTTATATAATATAGAAATAATTAATGCTGGATTAGGGGCTGCTGTAGAAATAGAAATATCATGGGATATTGATATTAAAAAGATTCACTCAAATATTAACGAACTCATGAAAAATAAAGAATGTAAAATATCAAAAGGTGATTATAAGGAACAATACTTTTACGAATCAGCAATTCCACACCTTTTTGGATTTGTCATAAAAGATAATATTGATTCCACAATATTGAATATATTACCACAAAATGGCTCAGATTATATCAGACTTCCTGATCAATTTTTTTACTATATTTCATATTATGAATTTGAAGTTTTTAGACTAAGTAAAAAAAGTCGACAAGTAAAAGAAATTGATGAAATACAAATTACAATTAAGTATGAGGATATTGATCATAATAAGAAAAAGCAAGTTTTCAGTTGCAATATCGAACTTGTTCTTTATGGTGAATCATTTAGGGGAACCACAGACGTACTAGGAATTATATCATTTAAAGCAAAATAAGAAATTGCTATCTAATATTATATTGTTCTTTATATATAACAATTAAACTTTGGAATACATAAATAAACTCCAACGAGACCCGTTGTTCAACGTTGAACAACGGGGTGTATTGCAAAAGTTGTACATTCATCCGTCTAAGCAGATTGGAACGCTCTGTGACGATTTTTCTATTTTTCTATTTTCATAACAAATTCACCAACAAGTCCCAATTCTGAGTACGCTTTTTTTGCTTCACTATCTATCCCATAAGAAGCAGCGCGATCTGCCATGTCCGGAGTCATTTGCCAGAAAGATCCTGAAGAAATCGGATTAGTTCCGAAACCCTTTTGCGGATCCTCAATCAAGTCCGGAAGCTCGTTTGATTTGAGTCCAAGGACTTCAGCTTCTTCAGCATAGATCCCGCGCACCGTTGACCGACAAGAATAATGAAGTGGTGGAATATTATTGTCCCAGAACTGATCACTGTAAGCTCTGATAATATTATTACGCTTGATACAGATTTCAGTCTGCCGGGAATCATCTATCCCAAGAAACTCCAGGAACAATGGTTCGTTTACTTCAAAACTCATCATGCGACCGGTGTTATACGCAGTCTGGATATTTGTCCGGTAAACATTCTCCCAGTACCAGGGATCTTTACCAAATCCAGTTTTTTGCAATAATTCATCAGCTCCGAGCGATTCAATGAAATCAACCATACTCTTCCCCTCATCCAGGGCAGAGACTAAATAGGTTCTGGCTTTGTTTATCGCATCAATGGTGGTAAGCCTGGTGGAAGTAAATGCACGAAAGCGAAGCTGGGCAGAAAGTAAATCATACTCATCCCGGCTTAAAGGAACTGCATTCCCTAATATTTCTATAGCTTTTGCAAATGTGAGATTCCCTTCATCAATAGAGAATTCTACATCGGCAAAATCTGAGGATCCTGAAGGTGCTCCATGCTGCATACCAGAAAGTGCAGAAAGCATCAAAGATTCAAAGACTGCAGTACTCATCTCAAGGGGAAGAAGTTCCGGAACATAATCCTGCTCCAGTAAGGATTCATCAGTCTTCAAAGCATTTAGGAAAATATCCAGGGAATTTTTTATATATTGCTGGGAGACTACTAATGATCGCCTGGCTATGGTATCCAGGACTTTTGCGTTCTTCGTTTCCTTCTCTATGATTGACTTGTGGTTATTTGTGAAGTTTTTTTTTACACCCTCGGGGTCTGAGAAATCATTTTTTCCATTTCCGGGGGTTATCTGGGGAACCGTTTGTGCAAAGACATCAGTTTCATCTTCAGGTTCGGGTAGCCGGTACCGGGAATAAAGTTTTGATTTTGAAATCGGGATACCTTTTTCTATGGCAGTAGCTACCATCTCCCATGAAGCATAGTCACCAGTGTCAATTTCCACTATAGGAACAACAGAACCTTCCCCAAAGTTCAGGATGATTATCATCTCCACTAATTCCTGTAACGTATAAGCTAAAGCCCTGGCATCATTTTCCACAAAGCCCTGCATGGTATCTGCATGCACTGATCCAAGGGCGCGGGATCCAGCATCCGGATTATTAGTTGCTAGACTCTGTCCGGTTAATGCATAAGCAATTTGGACATCACAGGCTTGAATTAATACATCAAAATCCCGCAGCGCTCCGGACATTTCTATAGTCTTAATATCTTTTACATTAGCGAGAGATCCGCCTGAGCCCGATTCTATCTCTTGTAGGATTCCTGCAAGTGAATCAGCTCGTTCCTGAGTTTTGGTTGGATCCCCGCTATCTTCGAAGAGGGCAATGATTGAGGGCACTGAGAATTTCTCAGTTGCGGTTAACCAGAACTGGAATCCGAGCTGCTTGAATTTATATGCCCAATAGGCTGATTTTAATATCGATACCCCATTGGGTTTATTATGGGTATCTCCTTCATGTCGGTGTATGATCCATTTATAGTTTTGGTTTAATAGTCTTCTTCCGGAAGAGTCTGAGTAATAGAGATTCCCTTTGGTATCATAAGAGTAGTTGTTGATATTGTAGCCTTTGAGATAATCAATGAGCAAATATCCTTTCTCTCGTTTCCAGACCAACTCCTCTGGCCGGTGTCCATAGGTCAATGCTCCTGTTAGAAGCAGCCATCCCCATTTACGCAGCTGCTTTACTTCCATGAACTCATCAGCAAATTTATCAATCTTGCTGTTTCCGGTTTTGTTTAAGAACACCGGCAGATTCATCGTGGCATTACGCCGGGTATAAAAAAGGGATCCCACTCGACCATCGGTAAGCATCTCATCATAGAGACCGAGTCCCTCACCAGTACGCTGTACTACTTCATCCGGATTAGGCATATAGGAGATGAAGGAAGAAAAATCCTTGATAAACTCTACAGTAAGCTTTCCTTTTGTCGGTATATTTTCAGCCATTCATATATCTCCTCATCATCTGTTTTACATAATTACCACGTCGCTTTATCCCAGTTCCCCTGATAATCATATTGGTATTCACTGATATCAGTACCGCATAATAGCCTGCATCAAGCAGACCATCATTTACCCCCGGGGTGGGAAAGCTGTACCACTGCTCCATCTCTGGTTCACTTTTAAAAGAATCCCGGTACCGCATGATTCCGGCTTCTACATAGGGTTGAATCTGCATAATACGTTTCTTCTTTGAAGTGGATCCGGGTTTGACACCAATACAGGGAAGATAGATTCCCCGTTCTGCTGCAGCCTCTAATATCCATTTGCGATAGATCTTCTGAAAGGCAACTTCCTCAAAAGCAATCTGCTCAGGGTTATAGACTTCATACATGCTAAAAAGCTGATCCATAAGATCCTTAGCTGTCCCGTAGGGCTTATTCCACCAGTCGATGATGTCCCGGTATTTCTTGATCTTGTCATAAGCACAGACTGCTATTGCTGCATCATCAGAGCCTTCAGCATTCGGATCCACTCCGAAGGTGATCCGCCGGGTTGTTAAATCAATATCGTTGATATTAAACCAGGCAAACCAATTCTTCCGGAACATCTTATCTGCTGCAGAAACTGATAGGGATAAATACTCAACTTGGTAAATATCAGATCCTACTTCCCGGCGTTTGAGTTCAAGGTCAGCCCTACTCCACCGTTCCGGCCAGATCGGGGTTCCATCTTCAAGTTGTGCAGAAAAACGTAAGGGGAGAAAGCCTTCGAGCTTTCCACTTACTGCTTCATATAACATCCGGGTGGCCGGGTCATTTTCATTGAAATGCGTATTTACAAAGATGATAAATGCATCCTTGCCTAAGTTCATAACCGTACGCCGGATCCACCGGTTTATCTTCTCACAAGTATCCAGGTTATCGGCTTCTTCGTCTTTTACAATGTCATCCAGGATTACGAGGTCTGGACGTGCCTCACGGAACCTCAGACCACGAGCAGATCCCCCTTTACTCCTAGCAGCAATGGCCGTCCCATTTGAAAGTTCAATAAACTTTGCATCCCACCTACTCCCTTTGAGATCTCCGAAGTCTTCTAAGATAAGTTCATTCTCATCAAACTCACTTTTGATATTCTCCAGAAACAATTTTGCATCATCATCGTTGTTACCAAAAATTACGGTAAATTTGTTCTTCTTGAATAATGCCCTCCATAATGGATAGGCAAATGAGAACCGAACAGATTTAGCGTGATCTCTCGATTCTATATCGATGATTCCCCGGAGCTTCTCAATAGGAGAGAAATAGTTATGGAACATCTTTCTGGTATGCGTTTTAAGCCGCTCGATATCCTGCTGATTAACCGCACTTTTATTCACGATGTCATAAATGACTAAGTGATAGGCAGCCGGTTCACAGGAGAAGTAATGCGGGAGATAGGTATTGCAGAAAAACTCAAAGTCCTTTTCAGCTTTATTAATACGATCCTGTTTACTTTGATCCTGAGTATCGTACTTGCTGATTAACTCGCTGATAAGCGGGGTGTTCTTAGTATCCATTAGGAATCCTTTGTCGCCAGAGCGGAAACAATAAGGGTAAGCTTCCCGAGGATCTCGGGGTATTGTTTGAGTTCATTCTGTAATCGAGAGAGGATATCTGCTTTCGCTTTATTATACCCATTCTGGTAGGTTAACCGGTTCCGAGCAATCCTGGTCTGAGCTGAAGATAACCGGTTAATAGCCAGGATCAGTTCATTGGGGTTCTCGAAGGTTACCTCATCGATAGATTGCACAAAATCAAAGATCTGCTTGGTCATGAGGTTGGTGGTAATTTCGACAACATCGGTATTCGGATTATCCCGAACGGTATCAATCAAGACTTTTGCTTCGGTGGCTGCCTTTTTGTATTGGGTGGCCACACTTTTAGAGGTTTTTATTGATCGCCTGATGGCTTCCCGGGAGATATCAAAACCTTCCTCCTGAAGGACTTTCTCAATATCTTTGATAGTCATCTTGTCCTCTTCGTACATCTGGACAATTCGTTCAATAATACCCATAAGGTCAGCTTTTGCTCTTCTTCCCATTACAGCCCCTCCTCAACGATCACCCCGGGGTCTGTGGCTACCCCGTCGGCAAGATTAACTCCCGGAGGAAGGATCTTATAAAATCTTACCTTCTTCTCCAGCTGGGCAGGATGTTTCCGGATTATACGGTCGATGTACTTACTATCAACTAAATATTCCAGGGCTTTCCTGATATCAGAGGGTTCATAGAACTGGTATTTGATTTTGATAATAGATTCTTCTTCTACTTGTTCCGGATAGACTGCAGATAAAAATGCAAGAATGGATCCGCGTAATACCGGGCGTCTTGAATTGATCATTTTGCTACCTCATTGTGTTTCTCGACATGGCGATCAATACGCTTTCGCAATTCGCCAACTTCATATTTCCAGCCACCAAGGGCTTCATACATATCCTCTTTTGATGCGAATCGTTGCTCAATATAGGAAATCCGTAAACTTTGATCTGCAAGTAATTGTTCTAACCGTTCGTCTCGTTTATCTGATTTTAATTCCAAATCAAGTACTTTCTTAGAGAATAAGGTGCTTTGCTGGGTAATTGATTTGGTAAGGGATTTGACGGTAAACACCAGGATACCAATGCCAATTCCAATAGCCAGGATTAACACAAACAAGGTGAAAGTTGGACCAATTCCTCCGGCAATTCGCAGAATATCTGTTATGCTCATCCTACCCCCAAATTGCCAGTGCTATGACACCCAAAAGGAGTAACAGAGTTCCTCCATCATTGATTGCTTTTTCAAACTGCATCCACTTGATTTCTTTCTGCAAAGAGGTAATCTCATCCTCCTGAGCCTGATCCCTTTTTTCGGTTTCGTCGACGTAGTTCTGCAAGGAGCTCTTCGTTTCGCTTTGCGAGTTCTCCAATTCGTTTATTGTCTGTGAGGCTTGACTCAACTCCTCCTTCGATTTCTCCTGCTGACTCAACGATGTTTTCACATCCTCCTTCAATGGATTCAATTCGTTCCAGAGCAGACTCACTTGATTCGATAGCTGAATCGAGCTGTTCTGCACCTGAATCAACGTGCTCTCCTGCTTCTCCTGCAAGATCGATATCGTCTGTGAGTTCATCACTAACTCGATCAGGATCTCCTCCGTGCTCATCGATTCCGGATCCGGAAGATCGTTTCCGGAAAGCCCTAACGGCAATAATGCACAACACAATAATAAGACTAATACCAATAAACCAAAGTATGATTTTACTCTGCATCTCACTTCACCCCTCCTCATGGGAAAGCTGCAGCACAGTTTAATATGCTGCAGCTGATAATCTACCTGAACAAATCTTTTTCTTATGCAGAGCCGGGAAGTTCAGATCGGGTTTCACTTCTAGCAGTTGGTTTGATATCAGAGGCAACTCCCTCTTCAGAGATAATCCCTCCGACCATTTCGCCAATGATATCCAGTGATGGGGTTTTTGCACCTTTGATAATGGATTTCCCAAAAAAGGCACCAATGATGGTAAAAGACAGGAACACAATTGCCTCAACCGGGATAATTCCGGCAGCTGGGGATTTAATGTGTCCAAGGTATGTCACCGCAACAAGTGTGATGACGATGAGAAAGAAGCAGGCGATTGCCCCTATCCAGGTGCGGGACCGGTATTTGTTATACCCTGATACAGTTACACTTTTTTTCATATACTCCTCCTAAACAGTGTTAGAAGTAGTATAGCAAAGAGTGTGCGTGAGTAAGCTCACGGGGGACGTACTGGATTTAATAGAAATTAGGTAATATATGTGTGATAAGAGTATATTTAAGTTCCTATTGGGTTGATAAAATCAATAAGCAAAGGGCTGCTACTGTTAATTATAACTTTCCTTGAAATAAATTCAATTAATTCAATATCATAATATAATTGCCTTGTGGCATTTGCATAGGGAAGTAAAATATCAAAATCAGCACTTGATGATTTTGTATGAACTATTCTGCATCTGATTTCATAAATTCTTTGTGAAACCTCATTAACCAAATCAGCTTTTTTATTTTTTAAAGATATTTTCTGTTTTGAAATTTTATTACCTTCATTTTCTGAATAAAAACCAAGTCGCTCATAGTCAGCCTCAAAAAAATCTCGCAGTTCTGCATTGAATGTACAGGCTGAAATTGTAGCTTTCAATTGCTCATTTTCATTTCCAAAAGCACCACCTCCACTCGATAATTTTATTGCAGTAATAATTTTTGATATATCGGAATCTTTGTTAGGATTAAATCTTGGATCTTTTATTATATTTTGAATTTTCTGTTTCGCAGCTTTTTTGGAATATGTAGGAAAGTAAAATTCAAGAGTTTGATAAAATGCTAAGAATTGAAATGTTGGCATGTTTTTTGATTCTTTAGCATACCAATAGAGAGACATTGATTCTAAATCATAGGCATATTTGGATTCAGATATTTTAGCAGAATTGTCAATGAACCTATACTTTCTATTTTGTTTTTTTCTTTGCTCTCCAGAGGTCTTATCAATAGTTTGAAGATAAATAGGGATTTCAAAAGCTAAATCAATTTGAAAAAATATTGAATTTGCTATAATTTCCAACCCATCTCGTGATGCATCATGAGTTTTTATATCTATATTTTCTATCCTCAAAGTAATTGTTCTTCTTGAAAATCCTCTACCACCTTTAGATCTTTTCAATAAATTAAATTCTTTGGAACCATATCCAATTGAAAGTGTAAAATTATTTGACGAAGGTAAATCAATTTTACTAACTGTTTCTGTATCAGTCTCAACTAGATTATTACCTTCTGTATAATTAGACTTATTCATCATTTCATCTAAGGTCTTAAGAAAATGCATACCATCAAAATCAGGGCTTTTAACTTCAGCTTCAATTACTTGATCTCTTTCTGACCATATTGCCTCATATCCATCAATAAATCGAAAATTTAAAAAATCTATATTCAAACAAGACTCAACACGGTCTTCAGTTAGTGCTAATCTGCAATCAAATACCTTGCGTCCAGCTGGTACTTTAAAAACAATCCTTGATACACTATCAGGATTTTCATCACCATGGATTTCATATTTAATATTGGCTTTATCAAATTTTTCAATTAGCAAGTCTCGTTTCATGTTCATTTTCCCCTCAATAATACTATTTTATAAACTCTCTTCTCTATATTCTTTCATCCGGCTTACATCAATATTTCATCAAGAGAAAATTCATTACCAATAACCTGACGAAACTCAACTAATTTTTTTCTAATCTTATTCAATTCATAGCTTGATTTCATTACTGATTGTTTAGATGGCAATTGGCATCTTTTTGAGAGTCCATCTTGTTCCATTATAATAATATTATGTTGGTTATCATCTATATCTGATTTTCCAGATATACTATTTAATAATAAATTTACACGCCTACTTTTATCTTCAACTAAAATAATTAGTGGATTCAATTTATTGTCAGCATACTTAATTAATTTTGTAATTCTTTCATCCATTAAAGTTGAATTAACTCGTGTAATAACTATTTGCTGCTCCTTCAGTTTTATTTTAAGTGAATCTATATCTAAAGTATTTCCACTATTTGCATTTTCAATAATTGTGAGAATTTCATCACCATTATCTACAACCGTCTCGAGATTCTCACATAATTCCATAAGAAATTTTGCAATTTTTTGGCGTGTAGTTGGCTGCAATTTTGAAATTACTGGGATTATATTTACTATTAATGCGAAGATAGCTACCCAATTCATCTTATACTCCTTTATTCTTTTAACTGATGTTAAATCCAGTCAAAAGTGAGAAAAAAATCCGGTTATTTGATATTCCCAATTTCTTTTTCAATACTATCTTCTATAACATTTTCCGTATTTTCCTCAACTCATTATGAGGTTCGATAAATCTTATTCTTCTTGCTCCTGGGGATAAGGGACTTGAGGTGCTGCAAACCATCCCCTAGATGAATTATTATGCGTTAGAATGGTAGATTTTTCTGTTGTATAAACAATCCCACCTCTATGTATAAATCCTCTTATTACTGATTTTCTTGGGTGGTCACTATCTTGGGGAGAGGTACAGACAAAAGCTTCAAATTTTCTACTTTTATCATACTCCGATTGAAGACGGCTGCCTAACCAAGTATCAAGAATCTCTGTTGATACATTGTGTCTTGATCCATGGTGGGGAATTTGGATAATATCAATCCCGGGAAGAAACAACCCTGCAGAAGGAGCATATGCTGCAGCTTCTTTTAATGCTTCACGACCTGCATCTCCAGTTAATAATATTTTTCTATCACAGAGTTTTGCGTATTGGATTATACTCATTTCATTTTCAGTACTGGTTCCGTTAGCTGAAAATATTTCTTCTCCCCATAGAGACCTAATAAATGAGAATATCTTTCTAACAGTTTTTCCTAAAGCAGTCGAAAAACTTTCTTCAAGCATTTTAATAGATTCTGGAGTTTTATCTGATTCAACTATTAAATCTAAATAACGCGTTTTTGTTGGTGCTAATACTGTAAACTCTCCAATCTTTGCAGACTGAAAAGGTTCGCGTATCGGGATCCCTTTTTCTTCTGCAATTTTTTCCAATGCTACAATTGATGGGTAAATATCTTTTAGCCTAATTTTGAGATTATCAACATTTGTAAATCTACTGAATCTGTCAATTATTTCAGCTGCATATATCCAAGGTCTTAACATCCAGAGTTCTTCAACATTATAATATTCTAAAATCTTTTTTAAACCTCCAGTATGATCAGCATCAGGGTGGGTCACTATAACAGCATCTATTTTGCTTGGAGAATCATAGTATTGATTTATATGTTCAATTATATTTTCACCATTATCTTGAAAGCCACCATCGGTAATATGAATCTGAATTTTCTCATTTTTCTCATAACGTAAAGGAATTGCATCAGCACTTTTTTTTGACTGTGTTTTCAGAAAATCAATTTCAAAAAAATCCATAATTTAGTTATCCCCTTTATTTAAATTTTCAACTCGCTCTTTTACATATTTAGTCTGTTTCCTGTATGATAAGAGGAATAAAATAAATAGAACTATGATAATGATAAGTGGGCTCCATTTTCTTAGCCAAAACAGATGGTTTAATAATTTTTCATAGCCAGGTAGTAAAAGCAATGCTAGGAACATTGTACAAATTGTTCGGTACATATTGTTTTCTTCTGATAGTATTTCGATTTTAAAATCCAATTTGCATGCTTTTAAAAAGTATTTAGTTTCTGCAAAGTGTAAAAACCTTACTGCTTTCAAAATAGGTTCAAGAATAATAGAACCTAATCTACTTATTATTAAACCAATAAAATAATATATAAAGATATTGAGAATTATATTTTCTTGATTAAATGAGAAATTTGTAATCTTTTCTGAAATAGCAACAAACATAACACCCGGTAATAGATAGTTAAAAATGTTGTAAGAAGAAAGTTTCTCAAATAATTCCTTCATTATCGAATCTCCATTTTTTAATTCAGTAAAAAATAAACACGACTATAACATAGCCCTTATTTTCTTCAACTCCGCATTCTCTGAAGAATCAAGCAACTCATGAAGTTTGGCAAGCGTTCTATGCTGCTGAATTTCAGAAAGATCGGGATTTTTATATTGTGTGATATAACTTAAAGCCAATAACTCTTCTAAAGGTCTATTTGTAGTGTCTGCTTTTTTCATTAATCCGAGAAAATATTGTTCCTTTTCATTTAATTGAGAAAGCTGTGTATTAAGTACAGATTTACTATTTTTGGGGTTGTTTTTATCATTGTTGACAATCTTCAAATAGAGTTCCTTGAATCATCACTTCAGAAGAACTATTTACTCATTAACATCTTAATACAAACTATATCATGAATATTACAATGTAGGAAAGAAAAAAGCGACATACAGCTGCTTTCTTCCGTATGGTTAAGAACTTTCTAACTCGATCCTAATTTAGTTTTGATCGTAGATATTGCCTTTGCTGCTTTTTTTATTTTCTCAGATTTTTTAAATTCTTCAAGACGCTCATCTAAAATAATCTCAATTCCAACTCTTAGAGGATCAAAATAATCTAAGCATTGCTGTTCAGATAGTTCGTGTAATCCGAGACTTAGAACTGAATAAATCTCTTTGTTAGCCACAAGAAAGTCAGGTAGATAATGTGATAATAAACCAATTTTCTCAACCATTCTTGTCCCCCGAAAGTCTTCTTCAGAAATATCCTTAGCCTCCAGAGCTCTTAAATACGCTTCTTGAATCAAATATTCAAAAATTCTTCTCAGATAAACAAAAGACCCAATACCAATACCATTAGCAGCTAAACCAATTGCTCTTGTGAATTCTTTTGCCTTTTCATGAAGTATTACCTTATCATCATATTGCTTTATTTCTTGAAGATGGAAATCGGCTAATGATGGTAATTGTCCGAATTTTATTATGATTTTAGAATTCTTATTCCAAAGAATCGAGCATATACACTCTAATCCAGTTCTTTTGCAGCAATACTTTATTTCATGAAAACCACTTCTTAGCAAAAAACAATCAGTTCTAAAATCGATAAGATCAGAAGTTATCGAATAAGTTGTATCAATTTTAGATTCTGGATTATATCCATCGAAGCCTCGACTCTCATAAGATCTAAATAAATAAGTTAATTCTTTTGAATCCTTTATCTCAATTTTTATTTTTTTATAAAGGGGTGTATTGAAAATAAATTCTTCTAATGTAAAACTCATAATAATCCTACCTAATTTGCAATAATATTGATCTGTATACTCATTAACATATTTAGTAAAACTATATCATGAATACTATATTGGAGAAAAGAAAAAAGTGACATACAGCCGCTTTCTCCCGTGAGTTTGAGATTTCTTTTATTTGATATACTCTACTTAACAATTTTAACAGGTTATAAACTGTGTTTACAGTTACAACCGACCCGAGCCACCCTGATCAGTACTCCCATGCTGATCGGGGTTTTTTTGAATGCCTGGTGGAGCAGATTTTAACAATGCTGCTTCTTTTGCCAGAATAATTAAATCATAAGCACTTACAGATTTAAGCAACAATAAATCATTATAAGTGACCATACTGCTTCCTTCAACTTCAATTACATCACCAACCCCCTTGAATAACCAATTTGGATTTACATGCAAATCAATAATCAAGGCTTGAATAAATTCCGTTTTGGGATTTTTTGATTTTCCATGTTCTAACTCTGAAATATAAGGTTGTCGAACCTTAAGGATTTTGGCTAGTTCAACAGATTTTAAATCAGTTGCTTGCTTAATCTCAGATATGACTTTTATCCAATCCATCTAAGCTCCCTTATAAGTATCGATATTTCGATACTTATTATTGACAAATTTGTTATACCGATATACTATCGATATATCGATGTAGACATATCGACAGTATACGACTGAAAATATCAGCGCACAAGAGGAGAATACAGAGTTTTATGGGAAAAAATAACAAGCAACTCGCAACACAAAGCTATAGGAAACGTATGGAATCTTGGGATTATGATGAGTCAGTAAACTCCATGCATAAAACGGTCTATAAGTGGAAAAATTTAACCGTAGATATAGTTGAGGAACTGTATCTAGCAAGACAATCATTATCTTTCCCAGGTAATCCAAATGAAAACAGAATTGCAACTGGGAAAAATTTCCCAGTTAATACCCATACATGGGCGAGTTATTGCCAAGATATAGGTATAAGTAAACGAACAGCCAATTTATGGCTTGAACGCTTCCTTCCAGAAGAACAACAGCTACTTGAACCTGAAGAACATTTAGCCAGGAAGAAAATACTCGCAAAGAAAAAAGAAGACTTCCACCAGGAACTCATTCACCAGTATGAAGCCTCCGGAGTAAAGGGTGAAGAGTGGGATAAGTACACTGACAAGTTGTACCAACTCCATCAAGTTGCTAAAGGCAAAATGATAAATCCCTCCAAACTCCCCAGGGATTATTTCCAAAACTTACCTCAAACAAAAGTTCCGGATCCCACCACCTTATCAAATACCGATGTCTTGGCCTATCACGAATGCCTGCACCGTAATCGTGAGTACCTGTACCCAGAAATTGTTGAGCGCGATCAGGTATGGATGTTTTACCGTCTGGAAGAGTTTATCAATAGATTTCCCACCCGAGAAGCCAAGGCCATGCTCATCGGAAATTTAGTCAAAAAGCTTGCGGATCTCAGGGATGAAATCACGATTGAACAGCCATTAAGAGAAAAGGAGTCTAAATAGATGAATTCATTGCCTATTGCCGTATCTAATCCTGTAGGGAGTAATTCTCCTACAGGAGTCCATACAAAGAATGTTGCACAAGGGTCTTTTATCACATGGATGCTCTCCCGCCGGGGTATATCCATGCGGTTAATAGCTGATGCTGCAGAATGTCACTTTGATACCGTATCAAAGACAATCTGGGGAAAAAGGAATGCAAAAGATCTCCAGGACTTCATTGCACTGGTCTTAAACTTTTCATCATGGGAAGACCTGAAAAATGCGGAAGTTAAATTCAATGAGCATGCAACCGAAATATTACTCAAAGAGTTATCCGCATGAGCCGGGCGAATATCTGGTACCCGGGAAGATCCTGGTGGAAAGTTGAATTGGGATTTACCCATAAAGCGCTGCTTCATCTGAGTGCTGGACCGATTGTTCCTGGACAAAAAGTAACACTGAATGCAAACAGGCTCCGAAGCAGAGGTCGAATACCTACATCAAGGTTTGTCACGGTAAAAAAAACAATCCCTGTGAGCATGCATATAGGGTTTATCAGCCGATCAATCTATATGAAGTTTGACAGGAAAATTATGACACACAGAGCAGCTCGATTGCTTTGTCATAAATGTGGATATCGATCAATACCCGTTTTAGCTGATCATCTCAGAGCAAAACAGGGGCTGCCTTTTTATGGGCAAGTCATCATCTGGTAGGAGCCGTTATGAGTGAACACTATGAAATGCTGACTATGGGAGTAAGCCTGGATTCTCTTAACGGTCGTCACCATGAAACACACCAGCGCAGACAGAAAAATGGACTTGATGAGATCGATGAAAAGATCATTGCTGCCATGCCTGAATATCCGGCTGAAATCACCTTACAAAAAATTGAAGAAGCGACTGGGATAAACGCTGAATATGTCAAATCCCGTTTGCTCTACCGAACACTCTGTATGAACTATCCGGTATGTGATCTCGGAAGAAATCGATGGACTCTCGTGACAAAAGAATCACTTGAGTATGAGGAGGAAATCAGATGATCTATTTGAAAACCGCTGAGGTAGCAGCTCTACTAGGGGTAACACCGAGAAGCGTGCAACAAAAGATCCAGTCAAACCAATGGCCTTCACAGAAAGTTGGACGGGGTTATAGTATCCCCTTATCAGCCCTGCCTGAAGATGCACAAATTACGTATCTCAAAGAACATCCAGATGTAACATTAACTACGAGAGAAATTAAAGAACTGACCACCGGGGCACAACTTGCTGCCTCTTCCCGCACTATTACCGTAGGACTAAGTACCAGTCCAAAAACGGAAAAGCAAAAGAGAAAAATAGCTATCTGGCAGATGATGCAAAACAAGCCAGTAAACTATAAAAAGACTGATTGGACTGAAACTGTAGCATCCATGTACTCAACCTCTATGCAATCAGTCTACAGAATTTGTACCGAAATTGACGAGCATGGATTATCTGGAATAACCACACCGGTTAAGAAGCTCTCAACATGGAATGAGAATGCCGTCCAATGGCTCCAGGGCTATTACCTGAAAGCTATTAAAGAAGTGGGAGACTGCACCAAGTTATCAGCGTACAGAGCACTCTTAATAGAAGCTGAAAACCATGGATGGAAAACAGGTAGCAGATCCTCAGCATATGATCATCTAAAAGCCCTGAACCCTCTCCTTGAATCCTTTGCCCGCGGGGGGAACAGAGAACTTGATAATCACTTCTATATCCTGCGGGATCTTGATGCCCTTCGACCCATGCAGATAATAGTCGGTGACCAGCATCGATTTGACTGGTGGGTTACTGATGAGAACGGGAAGATGATCCGACCAGAATGTTATCTCTGGATAGATATGGCCACTAGAATCCCCTACGGCATTGCCTTTGACAAGAAATACAACTCTTCAACGGTAAAAATGGCACTCTATATGGGTATGAGACGATTCGGCAGGTTTGAATGTTCTTATAACGATAATGGCCGCCCGGAACTTTCTAAAGCCATGCACGAGATCATCTCAGATATACAAGCTTATGGTATGAATAATGCCGATATTTCTGATCTCTATAAATCCGATGAAGGTTTCATTGTCACTGATGATAATGACCAGATAGTATCGATGGCAGCAAACCCTGAAGATTGGAAAAAGCAGAACCGGCGTATCTTTGCCAAAGTCAAAAATGCGAAAGCAAAACCGATTGAACGGTTCTTTCGAACCTTTGAACAGATCCTCAATGACATGGCGCTCCCGGGAAAAATAAAGAACCTCAGGTCAACAGCAGCAGAGGAAGAGGAAGCTTCAAAACGGCTAATTAGCCAGGAGAAAAAAGGCTATCTCCTCACCCATGAAGAGTTCATTGTAAAGGCCATACAAGCGTTAGAAACCTATGAGAATCGTCCACATGCCTCATTAGGTATGAGTCCGAAAGATAAACTCATGGAGAAGTTCCATAAGGGCTGGAAACCGACTTTTATCAATGAAACTGAATGTGATTTTATCTTCCTCTCCCGTATCCGGAGAAAGGTAGCAAAGGGTCGAGTGTTAATTGAAAGTATCTCCTATATTGGGGATGAGGTAACTACCAGCGATGATGGAATGATAAACACTTCAATTGGGATCCACCACCTGGAAGGACAGTCAGTAGAGATCAGGTATAACCCCTACGATCTGGACAAAGCCTTTGTGGTTGCCCCAGGTGGATCCATCCGCCCCCTCTATAAATCAAAAGTCTATGAAATGCTCAATGAAGATCATATCAATGAAGCCATGTCCTGGAAAAAACGACAAATGAAAGCAGTACGGGATGCCTATAAACACATGACCGAAAGTATCCCGGGATTAGTGATTTCATCCAGTGCAAAGAAGAAAATTACACAAGCAAAAACAGATCAAAAATCAAAAGAACCTGTGATTACACAGAAAGAACTGCAGAAAGCAGTTGAGGATCGAAAAGAAGCTTCTGTAAACAATGTCTATAAGATGCGACCGGCAGCCTGGGGGTCCCAGGCTGATCGCTATAAATGGTGTCTGGATAGTATTATCCAGGGCTACAGTCTCAGTGCTCCGGATTCTGATTTCACACAATCATATGAAAAATTTATGAGTGAAGAGGATCAGCGGTACTGGGAAACTTACAAAACAATGGGAGGAATCGTATGACAAGAAGTAGTAAACTCGCTGCCGTCCTGGAACAGTCCGGGATGAGTCAATCAGAGGCTGCGAGAATCGCTGGAGTAGATAAATCTATGATCAGTAGAGTTATCGCCAAAAACTACCAGGGATGGGAACAGAAAGAAACAGAAATCATTGAGGCACTAACTGATGCCGGCGTGCAAATCCAGTATGATCTTTTGCGAAGATTCAGAGTAGATCATACCACATTTATCAGCACACCGAATGTGAAAGAGTTCGATGATTTGGCAAATGATCTGCTGGAGAACCCGAACCTCACCTCCTCCATCGGTCTGGTAAAAGGTACTGCCGGCAGGGGGAAAACTGCAGCTGCAAAACACTTTATCTCCACGAATCGAGACAGCGTGTATGTTCTGTATGTAGATGGCTATTCACACAGCATGCTTGCCCGTCAAATCGCCTATGAACTTACGGGAATAAAGAACCACACATTTGAAAAGAACCTTGAGCTTATCCGGGAAGCAACCCGGATGCTCAGGAGAATGGTAATCATTGATGAAGCAGACAAGATGCCCGGGCGTCTCATAGAAATGCTTCGAGGAATGAATGAACGCTGCGCTCTTCCACTGCTGTTAGTAGGGGAAGAGATGCTGTATTCACGGATGTCTGAAGAACCCAGACGTTTAAGCAGAGTAAGAAAACCTATCGTCAACTTCGGGAAAGTTTCGAAGGTAGATATCGCACTTTTTTATGAACAGGCCATCGGTATATCTATCACCAAAAATCCAGAAGTCTGTTCTGAACTCCTGCTTCGCTCACGCGGAGATTTCCGCCTGGTAGTAAGTGATGCTATGGCTATTTGTAAAGTCCTGAACTCTTCAGGGATCGGCACTGTCAACATGGTGGTTATAGATAAAATATGACAGATACGATCTTTCGTACCGGTGTATTCAGTAAGAAAATCCGCATTCTTTTAATCAATCGAAAAGGTGTCGTCACCAGAGAAGAACTCTATGGCGTATTTGGAAGAGATAAGAAGACAAAAAAGCGGATTTATTCGGCAGTTTCAAATTTACGCGCACAAGGACATATCGAGATTACTCCTGAAGGGTATCGCTACATTTCTGAAATTCCCTTACCAGGAGATAAAGCAGATCGTATATGGAAATATTGGAGATCAGAAGCAACGTTCACCGCACCTCAGACAGCTTTGTTTACTGAGATCTCCAGAGCTTATATACAAGCCCTTATTCGTCATTACATACGGCTGGGATTTGTAGAACTTATCCCCTTGATGTATAGCAATACCGATCCACGCGTATACCGGTTGAAAGATCCCTCGATCATCATACGGCCGACAACGGAGAAATAGCATGGGAAAACGAGAGAAGCTTATACAACTCATTCATGTTGCACGTTCCCATACCTTAGAGTGTCTATCCTGCGGATCTCTGATCCCGGACACCAAAGAGCTGTGTGTATGTGGTTCAAATAGACTTCAACCAATGACTACCTGGAGATACAGAAGCTCCTTAAAGCAGCTTACTGGAGAAGATTCCTGCATCAAGCTCTCTGAAGAGCAGCTGGAGAAGGTTTTAGACCTCTATAAGCAGGTTGGATTCGTACCGAAACAACAAAAAGAGAATCCTGGGAAGAGTCTACAAAAATCCCTTACACAGCAAATCTTCTTGATTGAACAAAAAGCGCAAAGTGTTCTGGGAGACCACTGGCAAGGACGACTGGATGGATTCTTACGGAATATGAGCAGATCTTCCCTAAAGTTCTGTAATCATAATGAGCTGCGAAAAGTACACGGCTGGTTAAGCCGTCTAAAGAAAAAAGGAGCATAACCCATGACTAATTATCTCACCGATGCAAAAGGCCGATTGGTGCCAAAAGGACAAA